GACGGTGAGGGTGGCGACGGACTGGGTGGCGAGGGTGATCATTGGTTTTGGTGGTGCGTCAATAACCTTGCCCGACTGTTCCACATTCGTCAAGCACCTTTCCGCAAATACCCTGTGACCCCACTGAAGGGGTCAGGGCAATTCGTGTCCCTCAGGTCATCGAGGCCCGCCATGATCAGCGTACCCCTACCCGACTGAGTTCAGTTTGCCCCTAGGGTCGCCTCCGTCAAGGGGCAATAGACCCCTCTGGCTTGCCCTAGGAGGCGTTTTGACGGCGGGAGCGTAAGAAGACCGCCACCCCCACCCCTAAGCACCCCACGGCCAAGGCCCAACCGATGTCACGGACGGACTTCAGGGCCAAGGTCGCCGTGCTCATGTTGCGCTCGAGGTCGGCAGAGTCGGACTTCAGGCCCGCGTCCGTCACGATCATGACCAGGGCGTCGGTCGATTGCAGTTGGTCGAGGACGTAGCCGGCGATGTAGGCCGACGACAGGGCCGAGACTCCCGCAAAGCCGGTGAGCAGCGTGACCGCCAGCAGGAGGTTACCGCTTCCGCTTAGTGACTGCTTTGCCTTTGCCATGGGGTTTCGGTTTGCCGACGACCGCGGCGACTTCCTTCTCTCCGCGGGCCTTGATGTATTTCATCAGGTAGTCCAGACACTCGGGGGCCGCGTAGCCGGCCGCACCGACGACGGCCATCCGCAGGCCCGGGCTTTGGATGTGGTCTTGGATGCCGTAGCCGACCAAGGCCGCGGTGATCGCGGCGGCGAGGACACGGCGCACGACCCAGCCCAGGGACACGGGTTCGGTCGAGAGCAGGAGGCGGGCCGTCATGGCGAGGCCGCCAAGGACTGACGCGACGATGCCGTCCTTCAGCTCTTTCGGCAGGGACTCGGGGTCGATGGGCGGAGGGGGAGGGCTCACGAGATGCGGGGCGGCTTAGAGTTGGGCGAGATGAGGACGCGGCGGTAGTCCTGAGCCCAGAGCAGGGCGGCGAGGTCTTTGCCGGCGCGGTCAACCTGGGGCTCACTGAGTTCGGGGAAGGTCAGGTGGATCTGCTCATGGCAGAGGACTTCGAGCTGACGCTTCGCACCGAGACGCGGGTCAATCTCGATGAGGTTCTCACCGATGGTGGCCTGACCCCAAGCGCGCTCCTTGCCAAGTTTGCGCCAGATGACCTTGGCTCCCTTATTCTTGCGGCGGGACATCGGTGGGAGAGGGCTTGTTCACCGAGTCGCGAACCTTGTCGGCCAGCCACCAGAGGCCGAGGCCGCAGGAGATGACGATGGTCGCCCCGGCTGCATACTCGAACCAGGGCGAGTCGATGATGAAGGGGACGGAACCGCAGAAGGCTCCGCAGAGTAGCAGGGGCAGGCCGATACGCGGGCCCATGAAGGCGGTGGTCAGCGCACCGATGACGGCGAGGCCGGCCCCGACGAGCGTCCATGTCTGGGCGGAGGCGTCCTTCTTCACGCGCTCGACCTCCTTCGTCAGCTCGACGATGCGGGCGTCCTTCAGCTGCGAGACGCGGGCGGCTTCCTTCTGGTCGGCCTCGAGTTTCTCCCAAGCCTTATTGACGGCGGTGGCGAGTTTGCGTCCGAACTCCATTTGCTTGGCGTAGTCGATGGGGTCTGCCTTAGTAGCCCGGGCAACGGCGAAGGCCACGTCCGCCTCGGGGGGACTAGGCAAATACGATTGGGCTAGGCGAGACTCCGCGACGACGACCTTGGGCTTGTCGGCGTTCTTCTCGATGGCCACAAGCGCAGCGCCTACGCGGTGATCCGTCTTGTCGAGGTCTTTGCCGAGCGTCTGGACGGCGTCAGGCTTGGTCGGTGCCGGCGGCTGGACGGGCAGGGGAGCGTCGGCGGGCTTAGACTTGCACCCAGCCAGGGCCACGAGGGCGATGACTAGGAGCAAGCGCACGGCCTTACTTGCCCTTGAGGGCGTCTAGGATGGACTTGCCCTTGGCTTCCAGTTCGGACGCCTTGGCGGCGTGCTTGCGGAAGACGAGAGCACCGGTCACCAGACCAGCGAGGAACGAGAGGATGGCGATAATCATGGTAGTCTAGGTTGAGAGGGGTCGTAGATTTCGACGCGGACGAGTGGGCCGAGGTCGGCGGGGGTCTGCGGGGAGTCGAAGGTGACGATGACCGAAGCGGAATCGCAGGTCATGTCTTCGCCGTCCATCTGGGGAAAGACGGCCTTGGCGAGTTGTGCGCCGTTGGCGATGTAAGCGCCAACCATCGTGATGCGGTAGGATGTGCTCATGGATTATTCGGTGTAGAACCAGCCGCCGTTGCAATTCATAAGGCCACGCACGCCAGGGGTGGCGACGGCTTCGACTTGTTCACGGTAGCAAGCCTGACCCGATGCCGTCGCCGTGGTCGGTCCAGCGGTGGTCGTGGCGGCCTGCGTGCCGTTGATGTAAAGGGTGACGTTGCCCGCGCCGTCCGAGTAGATCTGCCAATGGATGCCACCGCCATCTGGGACGGTAACAGAAGAGGCCACGTCGGTCCGGGTTGTTCCGTTGTGAACAGTTAGAGATACCGTGGAAGCAACGCCGCCGACTTTCTTGAGACCGATACCCTTGAGGGTCATGTCTCCGGTCGTGTTTGTGGAGTATCCGCCAAGGGTGATTCGGCAAATCGTGTTGGCGTCGCCGAGGTAACTGGGGGAGCCACTGTAGCCCATCTGTGCGTAGCCAGAAAGCCAGACCTTCTTGGAGAAGTCGACTTGGTCTGCCTTGGCGGCGCTCGTTCCGAATCCAGCGTTTGCTGTTCCGACGAAGCCAAAAGTAAAAGAAGCTCGGCCAGTAGCCAATGAACTAAGATAAACCTGTCGGCTGAAGCTTTGGGGGCCGCTGGTTATGGCACTCCCCGATCCGCTGCTTGATGACAGGTTAAAGAACGCCAGCGACTGCAAGCGAGGGTTTGTCAGCAGGAAACCCTGATTGCCAGGAGCGAGCGACGTGGTGGTCGAGGTAGCCGCAACGACCTGAGCCGTGGAGGCAAACGCCGGAACCGCCGCCGTGACGAACGCCGTAGTAGCCAGCGCCGTGGTGTTGTTGCCAGCGGTCTGCGTGACGCCGATTGTCCCAGTCGGCAAGGAAGGCGTGCCGGAGAAGGTCGGGCTTGCCAAGGGAGCCGCCCCAGAGACATCAGCCACGGCCAGCGTGATCGCACCAGTCCGACCAGCAACTGAAGTCACCGGAGCGGAGGTGAGGTAGCCCGCCGGGTTCGAGCTGAGCGGGTAATACAGTCCGTTGGCGACAGTCGTGGTCGAGTAGTCCGCAGCCGTTGCCGTGGCCATCGTGCCGAGGCCTAGGTTCGTGCGAGCCGTCGAGGTGTTCGCGAGGCCGCTCAGATTGTCGGCCTTGAGCAGGAAGCCAGAGGGGCCGGGGTAGGCAACGGTCTGCTGAGTTCCTCCTGGGAACTGCAGATAAGTATCGTTAAAGAACCATCGAGTTGACCCGCCGACGACCATCGCAATCTGACCAGCACCAGCCCTGAGATGGATGTAGTTATTAGCGTCTTGATTGACGTTTACGGTGGCAGTGTTGGAACCGCTAGGCTCGACAGTCAAGATGCCATCGACCGAAGGCTCGAGGATCGTCGCGTAAGTTGTAGCCGCGGTCGCCGAGGTCAGGTAGGGCGAGAGGGCCGTAGTGACCTGAGCGGCAGTCTGGTAGCCAGCCGGGTTGGTCTGGAGGTAATAGGTGCTCGCCGCGTCAGCCGAGGTCAGCAGGCCGAGCGCGCTGTAGGTCTTGTTCTTCCAGAGGTCGGTCGAGGACTCGTAAGCCAGGAGGTTGTTGTTGGCCAGCGTGCCGATGGCCACGTCGTGCAGCTCGTCCAGCTCGTAGCCGTTCTGGACAGCAACGAGGATAGTGCCGAGGGTCGGGTGCGAACGGATAACGATGCCGACGTAGACGAGGTGCTGGGGGGCGGACGGCTTGGTCGTCGTCCAAGTGCCGGCCGTGGTCGGGGAGAGATACAACTGCACGCCTTCGGTCAGCGCCGAAGTGTCGATGTTCTCCAGTTCCCCGCGCACGATGACGTAGCCCGTGCCGTTGTTGGCGATGGCCGTCTTGACGAAGCCGATGGTCTGGGCGGAGTTCGCGTCGTTGTTAGCCTGGGCCAGCGTGATCAGGGGCTTGTTGCCCGTGGCGCCGGAGATGTAGACGATGGAGCCAGCCGCGATCGTCGAGCCGGACTGGTTGCGGACTTCGACCTCTAGGTCGCGGGCGACTGCCGTGCCACCAGCGAGGGCGGACTGGACGAAGGCGGTCGTCGCGAGGGAGGTATCGTTGTCGCCGAAGGTCGCCGTCGGGGCGGTCGGGTTGCCCGTGAAGGCGGGGGAGGCGAGCGGGGCGTAAGCCGAGAGGTCAATCGTCAGGTTCCCAGACGTGACCGACAGGGGCGAAGAGACGCTGGTGATGTAGTCGGGGGTGGTCGTGACCACATCCCAAGCGCCGTTCTTTCGGGCATACTGCGAGCCGTCCGAAGGGGCGTCGTTGACGACAGCCAGGGAACCGAGGCCGAGGTTCGTGCGGGCCGTGCCGGTGTTCGCCAGCCCTGCCAGATTTCCGGCCTTGGCCAGATAGTCCGACATCCCCGCGAGGGTCTGGTAGGTCGAGGCCGCCGTGGCCGAGGTCAGGTAAGGCGTCAGCGCCGAAGCCGTCAGAAACGAAGAGGGGTTACCTGTCAGGGGATAGAAGCCAGCGGTCACCCAAGACTCGGTCGCCAAGCCCGTCAGGTTGACCGTCACCCAGTCGGTCGCGTAATCGACGCCCGAGGTCTTCTGAAGGAACTGGCCAGAGGTGCCGCCGGCGGGAACGCCAGGACCCGCAGGGCCGGGGACGCCGACGCTGCCCGTCAGGGTGCCAGGGACGATGCCCGAGATGGTGCCCGAGATGGTGGACTGGTCCGCGGAGAATACCCCCGAGATGGTCCCGAAGGTCGAAGCCGTCGAGGTGATCGTCGCGTCGGGCATGGCTTAGACGGTGACGGAGTCGATGACGTTGACGCGGAAGAGTTCGGTGCGCGAGATGGTCGAGCCCGGGAAGACGAACTTGATGTCCCACTTGCCGAGGCCGATAGCCCAGTCAGCGGTCGAGCCCGGGTAGGTCACCGTGAAGGACAGGCCGTCGCCGGCCTTGGTCACCGTCATCGCGTAGACGTTGTTCTGGCGGTCTTCGAGGGACGAGCTGATGGTCGTCGTCAGGAGGTTGGCCGGACCCGTCGCCCCGGGCGTCCAGGTAAAGGTGCAGGCGAAGGTGTTACCCTGCGAGACGGTTACTTGATTAGTGCAGCTCATCGGGTCTTAACCTTGCCCCGATTGGAAGGGGGGGGTCAGAGGTCGAAGGAAATGACGCTACTGGAAGGCGTGATGGTCTGGAAAGACCCCATCACCCCATTAAGGGCGACGTAATCCATCGCGTATGTGGACGCATCAATTTGGACGTTCCTGCCGACCCAGTAGGCTTGAACCTCTACGTCGTCCAAGAGGTTCGGGGCGTATACCTCATTGGGATTAGGTTCGTATGCTCCGACATAGAATTGCGATGAAATAGGGAAGACGCTGGTCGGGAAGGCAAATGGGCCGTACCATCCCGTTCCGGTAGTACCGCCAGGAGTTACCCAGCCTTCAAGATAGAAATGATAAGCACACCGGAAAAAGGTGTTGGCCTGCGTCATCCAGGCATCGCTTGCTCCTGAAAAATTATGATCACCAGCACTATTGCCGACAGCCCCCAAGTATCCGTTGAATATAGGCGTGCGGCATTTGCTCCACGTGGAGAATTCATCAGACCCTCCAATCACGAATCCCATCAGATGCGGGCGTAGTAGTAGCGGGCCGTCATCCCGTTAATCTTGATGCGGTCAGCCCAGAGGGAGCCGCTGACGTTCTGGTTCACCGTGAAAGTCGTCGGGGTCGTGATGCTGTCCACGGTGATCGTGCCGATGACGAGGAAGCCCCAGACGTTGTCGTCGGGGGTCGTCGGGGCAACGTTGCCGCCGATGATGACCGGGTACTGATTGCTTGTATCGTCGTCGTCTGGGTAGGTGTAAGGAGCCGCAGTCTTAGGCCCAGCCCGCAGCGTGATGTAAGAAGTCTTGGTCGTGGCGTCGTAATTCGACGAAGCCAGTTCCCCTGTCGGAGGGTTAGCCACCCCCGCCGTGACGCGGTCTAACTTGACCTCGGTGCCGCTGACGTAGTCGTCAATCAGAGGGACGAGGTTATTGATGGTGCCGGACTGGACCTGATAGGTGACGGTCGTAGCGCCGCCCGAAGTACGCAGGGCGACGTTGATGAGTTTGAAGGGGTGGCCTGAGACCACGCCGTCCCGACTCGGGAACGGGTCAGAAATATCCAGCGTGAAGCCCTTGCTGGACGAGTCGAAGTTGTAGCCGACTCCAGGTTGAATCTTCATTAGGCAGGAGCGTAGACAGAGGCGACGTAGCCTTCGCGGTTATAGCGAACTTCGTAGCTGACCTTGTAAAGGCTGCCATAGTCCTCAAAGGATACCTGGGCCAGAAGAAGCTGATGCTTGCTGCCGTTCACGAAAGTCGTGCCGATGTATGCGGGCACTAAGGCGATTGAATTAAACTGATTGGTGCCGCTCGTTTTGCCTACACGATCGCGCATCCCAGTCACGTTGCCGGTTGATGTAGTGTAGAAGTGACCTGAGAAGGATGTCTGCGGGGCAAGGTAGTTCGACTTACCGTAGAAATCATTGAACTCAGCCTTCTTAAAGCCAAGGAACTTGCGGCCCTTCGCGCTTTCAAAGGTTGCTCCATTATTGCCTCCATATTCCGTGGGATTAGTTCCGGCAATGGCTTGAAAGTTTGGGTCAGCCTTAGTTCCTGGGCTAGTCCCGACGCCAGCAATAGGTGTTCCAGAGAAGCCAGTAGCCAGCTCGAAGAAGTTAGGGTGGGTCGTGATCTGCTCGGAGGTCAGGCCCTGCGAGCCGGTGATCTGCGGGTCCGTGCGGGTTCCGCTATTATAACCAGGACCAATCCCAACGTAGTCGACACTTACCGTTGCAATGCTCAATGCGTCAAAGGACATGGTAGCCTTATGCGCCTTGAGATATGAAAACCCCGAAGCCGGGAAGGTCTGACCGCGGTTCGCAAAGTCGAACGTGCCGCCTTGGTCGACTTTAAATACGCCGACTGCAGTGGTAAGGCCGTAGCCGTCGGTCTGGATTTTGTACCCAGGCTGAAGGATGCCAGTCAGTAGGGTGTCCCCTTGTTCAATGATAGCCATAAATTATTTTGATTGGTTGCCCTTGGTGAAGTCGCCTTGACCGGCGGGAGTGCTGCCGGAGATCTTCTGGAGCTCGGCGAGCTGCGCCAAAGCGATTTCGTTCTGGCGGGCCATGGCCTCTATGACCGGGTTCGGTCCGACGCCGATCACGTTGGAGAAGCCTTCCGGGCCTTTGAAGTTTGATTCGGCTTTTTTATCAGAAACAAGCGCTGCTTTTTGAGGGTTCTTTTTCATATCCTCAGCGATGATGGCTTGGACCTTGTCTTGAACCTCTTTAAAGCTAGCAATGTAGTCTAGACTGCGACTGTAAAATGTTCTATCATCAACGACTTCTTTTCTCCTAGGGTCATTTTCTAAGAAACTTTTGGTAATCTCTATGCGGCTAATCTTGGCTTGCTCTACGGTTTCCTTATCCTTCTTTTCGTTGTTCCTTTTGTTGGCGTAGTACCTGTCCTCGGCGGACATCAGCTCGTTGGTTCCGTCAATGGCTGCCTGGTTGGCTTCTTCGCGTTTCCTTTGGTTATCCGCAATTATCTTGCCGATAATAGCCAATGCTCCGGTAAGCAGCGCCATAGGCCCGAGGAAGGAAAGGAAGATGTCCTTGAATGAAGTGCTGAACTTCTTGCCAATGTCTTCGACCTGTTTCCCGAAACCAGTCGTCGCCTGCTTGGCCTTGTCCATCGCCTGCGGGACGTCGGAGGTCGTCTTGATGTTGACTGTCAGGTCTTGGGCCATGTCAGGGGGTGCTTTCCTTTGCAGGATTGGAAGCAGCCGCGGCGGCCTCCTTGGCTTCCTCCTCGGCCATGAAGGCTTCCTCCTCGGGCGACATGATCGCCACGTCCGCACCCTTGCGGATAGCCAGGGCGGAGTTGAGCCAGATGGCCTGGCACTCCGGCATCTCCCACGCCCGTTGCTCGGGCACCCCTGACGCAATTAAATTAGCGACAATACTTAGCGGCCAAGGCACGCCCTTGTCGCCGCCCCCTGACTTGGTCTTCGACTGCTCCCAGAACTTCGGCCAGTCCTGGACGAGGATATAACCGGCGAAGGCTTCAAGCAGGCGCTCGAACTTGGCGGGGTGATGGCTTAGGATAACGATGCGAAGTCGGTCTCGCCAGCCTATGTCGCCTAGCTGCTCTTCGGCGCACACTTGGCAGGCGAAGATTAGGTCCGCAGGGGTGATGCCGCGGGAGCCGGTGACCAGCGGGGAGTCAAAGGCCATCAGACGCACCCGATACTTGAGGCACCAGGGGTAAAGAGTTCGACCCACAATCCTGAAAGGAGCCGGGTCGACGTAGGCGTTAAGGAAGCGACGGTCCACTGTCCTCTAGACTGCCCCCTTTTCGGGGGTGTCAATTAGGCAGGCGTGATGCCTTCGTAATCAATCGCCGTGATCGTGACGGCGGTGAAGCCCTTGTTCGAGCCCTTGTCGTCAATCTTGGTGATGGTGCCGACAAAGGATAGGGAAGCCGAACCAGACGGATAGGCTGAAAGGGTGTTGACCGTGAAGCTGAGCGTGGCGCCGAGGACCGGGATGGACGTGGTCTTGGCGATGCCTTCGATGGTGATCTCGGACTTACGGTCGTCCATGCGGTGGGTCTTGGTGATGCCCGTCTCGTCGACCACCGTGACGTCCGCGTTGAACGAGGACGAGAGGCTGTAGCTCTGGACGAAGAGGTTGGTGACAGTACCCGCGACTCCGTAGATACAGGTGGTTCCGTTTGAGATGGCGGCCATTTGTAATTGCAGGCTTTGGAATTGTCTTAGGCGGGCAGAACCACCAGCACGTCAAACGAGAAGGAAGTCGCCCAGGAGCGCTCGTCGATGCCTTCGTCTTCGGACTGCATCGTGACGTCGTAACAGGCCGCGTCGGTCGAGGTGACGAAGGCCGCCTTGATGCTGGTCAAATCGCGCATATTGCCGGACAGGGCGGCGCAGCGGGCGCGGTGATCGGCGAGGGTCGTGTCGTCGGCGTTCGAGAAGAGGGTGATGCGGACCGAGCAGCTGAAGTTGCCTTCGCCCTCGGGTAGGTCGGCAGGGCTCCGGGCGGACTCGCAGAGGACCACGGCCTTGGGCAGGGTCTGGGTCGCGGCGCTGTCGCCCGTCAGGAAGGCCACGGAGGTCAGCCCGGTCTGGGTGGAGAGGTAGGTGGCCAAGGTGGCCTCTACGATGTGGCGGATGGATTTGGTTCCCATAAAGGTTATTTGCTGTTGGCTTCGTCGATGGTTTTCCCGAGATGCTCTTTCACGCGAGCCCTCATCTGCCTGACGCGGTTGGCGTAGACCAGGCTGAGCACATCCGCATCGGTGGCGATGTTCGCTATATTACCGAGGATGTTTGTGACGCTGACGTCGACGTTCTTTTCGGTCGCCGATACGGTGTTCTTTCCCTGGACGCCGGTGTGCTTGTTGATCCAAGCAACGCTAAGCAGGTCGACGCCGAAGTTCTTGGGGATGCCATTGATGACAGGCTTAGGCAGGGAGCGAAGGGCGGAGGCCCACCCAGACTTGATGCGGCCGACCATCTCCTGGCGTTCGCGGATGTAATCCTTGAGTTCGGCAGTGGTCTCGACGAGCAGCTTCTTTTTGACTGGTCGGACATTCTTTTTGATGCGGCCTCCAAACTTGCCTTTGATTTGATTATGGACCGGCCGGATATTGAAGACAAACCCGATGGTTCCGTAATCGCTTAGGACGATTTCGGCTCGGTTCAGATAGTTCTTAGCCTTCTTGAACGCCCGGTCATAGTCCTGGTCATTGGCTATCCTCTGCAAGATTGGAGAAAGGCTTTTGAGCGCTTTCATAGACCCGCCACCGATCAGCTTGTTGAACATCCCGATGTCGTTATTCCTAGTGGCGTAAGCAAGGTTAGTGGCCAAGACGTTGGCCGCATTCCTTGAGTAGCGGTCATTAGCCGAGACAAACATCTTCTTGATGTCACCGGCTACGGCGTTTTCGCCAGCCATCTCGGCGGCCTTGGATAGCCCCTTGCCGCCACCTTTCGCCAGCGGGGGCGTAAAGGTCGCCGCGTCTTGGCAGGCCAGCGCAGCTTGTTCTAGGCAGGCGTCGCGTAGGGTTTGCCCGGTCTTCTTGGCAAAGCGCTTGAGGGCCGCAAGAAACTTAGCCTGGGAGTCAGGCGTAATGCTTACGGTGACCACAGGGGTTACTGGTTATCGTCGATGACGACGAGCGTGATCCATGCCGACCCGGGCTTGTAGGTCTGGGTCGTGATGCGGACGGTCTTCCCGCCGGCCACGATCTTCTTCCCCTGGGCGAGGGAGGCGATGGGGGCACCCGAGGACAGTAGGGCCGCCGATGCCCCAATAGACCCGTCTGGCTGGCTCCAGGAGGCCGTTACAGCGGGGAGCCTAACCGTATACTGGGTCCGCTCCATATACCCCCCTGCTTCGAGCACGGTCTGCACGGCGGGGTCGGAGATAAGGCAGGAGAAGGTGATGGCCCCAGAGTTGGCCGACCCGGCCACGCCGAAGTCCGCCACCATCTCTTTGGCGTCGTTGAGAAACTCGGTTCCGTAGAGGCTCATCCTATACTTGCCCGGATTGGTAG